GTGTACTACGTCGACCGCAAGTCCAGAGAAACGCGGGATGTGGTCGAGTTTGAGTTGGCCGCATCGTTTGATCTGGAGGGGGTCACACTCCCTCGTCGGCAGATCGTTCAAAACGTGTGTCCCTGGCGCTACCGTGGGGCAGAGTGCGGTTATACCGGTACGTTCTACCTAGATGCCAATGACCAGGCGGTTGGCTCAAGCAGCCTGGATGTCTGCGGCAAACGTCTGTCATCGTGCAAGGCCCGGTTTGGGCAGAGCGCTGAGTTGCCCTTTGGTGGCTTTCCGGCAGCTGGGCTGATTCGTTGATGCTGCCTGAGAACCAAGCCCTGGCGCTCGATCACGCCCGGCAGGCGTATTCAGGGCCAGACGGTCCGCGCGAGTCGTGCGGGCTGCTCGTGATCCGAAAAGGTCGGGAGGTTTACTGGCCGTGCCGAAACCTGGGTGTGGGAACCGATCAGTTCGTGATTCACCCCGAGGACTACGCCAAAGCCGATGAGCAGGGCCAGATCGTTGCCGTGGTGCACAGCCACCCCGGTCTGCCGCCCGAGCCGAGTCAGGCTGACCGGGTGGCGTGTGAGGCCAGTGGCTTGCCTTGGCACATCGTGAGTGTCCCAAGCGTCGCCTGGGCAAGTATCGAGCCGTCGGGCTATGTCGCCCCGTTGGTAGGCCGCGAATGGTCTCACGGCGTGCTCGACTGCTACGCCCTGGTGCGCGACTGGTTCCGAGCAGAGCGCGGGGTGGAGTTGCCCAACTTCGTGCGCTTTGACGACTGGTGGAAGCGCGGGGAGAACCTCTACCTGGAGAACTTTGCCCTGGCTGGCTTCTTCTCGGTGGATGCAGACGAACTAAAGGTTGGGGATTGCTTCCTGATGCAGGTGGCATCCCCTGTACCGAATCACGCAGCGGTCTATCTCGGAGACGGGCTGATCCTTCATCACTTGCAGGGGCGTCTCTCGAGCCGAGATGTCTACGGCGGCTATTGGCAAAAAGTCACAACACACATCCTCAGGTATGGTCACGATCATTCTTCTCGGTGAACTTGGGCGCCGCTTCGGCCGCAGGCATTGCCTGGCCATTTCATCGGCTGCCGAGGCCATTCGGGCGCTGGCGGCCAATTTCCCGGCCTTCGAGCGGGAATTGGTGGCCTCAGGCGAGCGCGGCGTGGGCTACCGCGTACTGGCCGGCCGTGAGGCATTGACACTGGACCGCCTGCATGAGCCGACAGGGCAGAGCCGCATCACGATTGCACCCGTGGTCTCTGGTGCGGGTGGCAATGGCCTAGGCCAGATCTTGCTGGGCGCAGCCCTGTTGGCCGTTGCCTGGTGGAACCCGCTGGGCTGGGCGGCTTCAGGTGCGTTTTTGTCTCAGGCCACGCTCTATTCGGTAGGCACCGCCATGATTCTGGGTGGCGTGGCGCAGATGATTGCCCCAACGCCCAAGGCCACTGAGCCCTCTGAGCGCCCAGAAAACAAGCCCAGCTACAGCTTCAATGGTGCGGTCAACACCACCGCCCAGGGGCATCCCGTGCCGGTGGGTTACGGCCGATTGATAGTGGGCTCGGCGGTGATCAGCGCCGGCATTGACGTGGATGAGATCGCCGCATGAGCCAACTCATCATTGGGGCGGGCGGTGGCGGAAAAGGCGGAGGAGGAAGCGCCCGTGTGGCGCAAGAGGCCCCCGACAGCCTGCGTTCCAAAGCCTATGCGCGAGTGGTTGACCTCATTTCCGAGGGTGAGATCGAGGGGCTGGTCGACGGCCTGCAATCGGTTTACCTGGACGACACACCGATTCAGAACCCTGATGGCTCGACCAACTTCTCAGGCGTCACCCTGGAGACCCGTAACGGCAGCCAGCAGCAAAGCTATGTGCCCGGGTTCTCGTCCGTGGAGAACGAGGTGGTCGTCGGTGTAGAGGTCAAGGCGAGCCAGCCGGTGGTGCGCTCCATCACCGACCCGGATGTGGACGCCGTTCGGGTCAAGGTGAGCGTGCCGCAGTTGACCAACCAGGACACGACCAATGGCGATCTCAATGGCAGCACGGTGAACTTTGCGATCGATCGCCAAGTGAACGGCGGTGGGTTCGTGGAGATGATCAACGACACGATCTCCGGCAAGACCACGACCAAGTACCAACGCAGCTACTACGTGCCTCTCGCGGGCAGTGGCCCCTGGGATATCCGTGTACGCCGGATCACGGCGGACTCCACGTCGAGTGCGATCCAGAACAAGACCTTTGTTGACTCCTACACCGAGGTCATCGAGAGCAAACTGCGCTACCCCAACAGTGCCCTAGTGGCTCTTCGGGTCGACGCGTCGCAGTTCTCTAGCATCCCGCGGCGCAGTTATGACATGAAGTTGCTGCGGGTTCGTGTTCCCGTGAACTACGACCCAGCCACACGCGCTTACAGCGGTGTGTGGAATGGCACTTTCAAGATCGCCTGGACCGATAACCCTGCCTGGTGCTTTTACGACCTGGTGACCAGCACCCGCTACGGCTTGGGTGGCTACATCCCTGAGGCCCAGGTCGACAAGTGGGCGCTCTACCGGGTAGCCCAATACTGCGACCAGTTGGTTCCCAACGGGCTGGGCGGTTTTGAGCCACGCTTTACCTGCAACCTGTACCTCCAGACGCGGGAGCAGGCCTACAAAGTCGTGCAGGACATGGCCTCGATCTTTCGGGGCATGGTGTACTGGTCTGGTGGCGCGATCACGGTCACGCAGGATGCACCCGCTGATCCGGTCTACCAGTTCGCCCCCAGCAATGTCGTGGATGGCGAATTTGCCTACCAGGGGTCTTCGGCGAAGGCGCGGCACACGGTGGCCCTGGTCACATGGAACGATCCCGAAGACTTTTACCGCCAGAAGGTGGAGTACGTCGAGGACGCTGCCGGCATCGCCCGCTACGGCATCGTGCAAAGCGAAGTCGTGGCGCTGGGATGCACCTCAAGGGGCCAGGCTCACCGCGTGGGTAAGTGGCTCTTGTATTCCGAGCAGTCGGAATCCGAGATCGTCACCTTCCGCACGGGCCTGGAGGGTGCCGTGGTGCGTCCGGGTGACGTCATCAAGGTCGCTGATCCAGTTCGAGGCGGCATGCGCCTTGGGGGCAGAATCGCTGCGGCAACTGCCGGCACGGTCACTTTGGATCAGGAGCTGCCAGCGGATCTCCCATGGCGGCTATCGGTCATTCTGCCCACTGGGGTGGTTGAGGAGCGGCTGGTAGGTCCGATTTCGGGTCGAGCCCTGACGGTGACGATCCCATTCAGTGCGGTGCCGCAGGCTGGCGCCATTTGGGTGCTTTCCTCGTCGATCATCGAACCGCAACTATTTCGGGTAGTTGCGGTCGCCGAGCGGGATCCTGGGGTTCACGAAGTCACCGCACTCGCTCACAACCCGAGCAAGTTCGATGCGATTGAAAAAGGGCTGGCATTGCAGCCCCGCTCGATCACCGTGCTTTCGGATATGCCGCCAGCACCGACAGGGCTCTCCATGCAGGAGAGCTTGTACCGGGTCAAAGACCAGGCCCAGGTGCTGGTTCAGGTGTCCTGGAACGAGGTGCAGACCGCAGTCGCTTACCGACTGTCCTACCGAGTGGCAGGCGGCAACTTCGTGAGCCTTCCGCTCACCAGTGCCAACTACGTCGAAATCCGGGATGCGCAAGAAGGCGCGTATGAATTCAACCTGCGTGCGATCGGGATCACGCGCAAGGAGAGTGTTCCTACGACACTGAGCGCAACGGTTCTGGGTAAGACCCTGCCGCCGTCTGATGTCACGGGCTTTTCGGTCCAGCGCCGGGTCTCCGATCTGCTGATTTCTTGGGATGAACTACAAGATGCAGACCTTTCAGGCTACGAGGTCCGCGTGGGTGCTGGCTGGGATAACGGGCAGTTGGTGGCCAAGACCGCGGGTACGCAGATGGTCCACGACCAAAGCGCAGCGGGCCTCTACCCGTATCACATCCGGGCCTACGACACCTCAGGCAATTACAGCGCCCACGTCACGACCTTCGTGCTGAGCCTGCAAGCTCCCACTACTGTGCGTCAGTTCGATGTGGTGCAGTCGGCCAACCGGCTGGAATTTCGGTGGCAGCCCAACCCAGAGCCTGAAGTTGTCGGGTATGAGCTTCGTGAGGGTGCGGCCTGGGATGCCTCGCTCTTTGTGGCTGAGGTCAAGTCCACCAGCTACACGCTGCCCTCGGGGTTTGATGGAGAGCGCAAGTTTTGGATCAAGGCGATTGCCTCCCCAGGCATCTACAGCGACACGCCGACCTTTGTCTCGACCGTAGTTGCCCAGCCGCAGAACGCCAATTTGATCCTGGCGCGCGATGAGCAGGCGCTAGGATTTCCTGGTACCAAGCACTTCGCTTCGGTCGTCTCGGTCAACGGTCGCAATGTGCTGCGCATGAGCACCGGTGCCCAGGTGGCTGAGTACCTGTTTGAGGTGGATCTTGTCTCACCCATCCGCGCGCAGAACACGCTACTCAATAGCCTCGGGGCTTCGGTCGATGACCGCACCACTTGGCTGGAGGCGAATTTCCCTTGGAGCAGCGATGCTGCAAGGCGCCAGTGGGCTTATGACGGTGCGATTGCCAATGTCGATGCCCGGTTTCAGATCGCCAGGGAAGATGCACTGCAAGCCGGTGAAGTCTACGGCTGGCGTCTTAACGGTTCTACCGCGGGGCTAGGCAATCCAGTCTCAAGCCAGGCGGCAGGTATCGCCTATGCAGCCGGCCGCTACGGCGACGGTCTCATGGTCAGGGACACCACCCGGGTGGCTTGGACGGTGAGCATCCCATCGGTGTTTCACACCGCCTTTTGGTTCATACCGTCAGAGGTCACAACCTGCGTGATCTGGGCGGCACTTGGCCCCGCAGGATCGCTCCTGGTGGGCTATGACGCCACGACGGGTGCGCTCTTTCTCGAAGACCAACTGTCCAGACGAGTGAGCGTGCCTTTTGGCATCGCGATCACTGATCGGGTTTGCATCGGCGTGTGCCAGACCACCACCGAGCGACGGCTCTTTGTCGGCCGGATGGGCGGCGATGTGGAGTCAGCCAGTTCGGCGCTTGCGCCAATCGGAGGCTTTACCAGTTTGCGTCTGTACTAGACCGCAGCTTTTCAAGCTATCCCCAAACGTGGCGCTGCTCTCGAAAGAGATAGCGCCATTTCTTTTTCCATTTCACGAGGACTTTTCATGATCGACGAATCCATGCAGCTTCACGGTGCAATGACCCTGATCCTTCGCCGCGCAAGCGGTGAGGTCGAGACGGTCCACAAAGACAACATCATCGTCAACGTTGGCTTTGACTTCATTGCTGACGCCATTGGCAAAGCCGCCAGCCGACCCGCCGTGATGGGCTTTATTGCGCTGGGCACCGGCACGACAGCGGCGGCTGCCACCCAGTCGGCGCTGGTGACCGAAATTGACCGAAATGCTGCGACCTACGCGCACACGGCAGGCACCAAGACCTTCACCTTCAGCGCGGACTTCTTGGCGGGCGACAGCACCGGCGCTCTGACCGAAGCCGGGGTATTCAACGCAGCGACCGGGGGCATCATGCTCGATCGGGTGGTGTTTCCAGTGGTCAATAAGGGCGCAGATGACAGCCTGACCGCGGTCTTCACCTTTACGATGAACTGATCGAGATGCCCGACACGGTGACGGTCAGCGAGACCCAGGGTGCAAGGTACACCTGGGCATCGGCTGGCTTTACATGGTCGAGCGCCAGCGCCGGAAAGAACTGGACCACAGCCTATCCGGCTGTCTACAACGTCGCTGTCGCTGTGACGCTGGCCTTCGTTGAGGCCACCGGCAGGCAGTGGACCAAGCGATCGAATGAGACGCTGGCCATTGCAGAAAAGCTGGCCAAGCAATTGACCCTGCGCGAATCAGAAGCTATCGGGTTTGGGGAAACCTACTCAGACCTGATCGCCTATGTACTTCGTTGGGTGGAAACGATGTCCTTCGGCGAGGCTGTCGGGAAAGCCAGTCGCAAGGAGGTGCGGGAGTCCTTCCAGGCTTCCGACTACCTAACCCGAGTGCTGACAAAGACCACCGCCGAGAGCCTGGCTTGGGGTGATGTGATTCGCCAGGGAAGTGTTAAGCGCCTGGCCGAAAGCCTGCCGATGTCGGAGACGCCTCAACGGGGGGTGACCAAGAATACATTCGAAGCCTTCGGGCTAGGTGACGACTTGGATCGGCAGATGACCAAGCGCATCTCAGAGGCTGTCGCGTTTGCCGAGACCTATACCGATCTGATTGCATTCATCTTGCGGATCAGCGAGGGCCTGGGCGTGAGCGACTTGGGAGCCAAGCAGATCCGAAAACCTTTCTCGGAGGCCTTTGGTACGACCGACAAGGCTGCACGGCAGACGGTCAAGCGAGTGGCTGAGGCTATCGCGCTCGGCGAGGCACTGGGTCGCACCGTGGCCTACCGCCGAAATTTGGCCGAGGGCTTTTCGGTGTCGGATGCGCTGCGCAAAGCAATGAGACTGACCGCGCAGGAGGCCCTTTTACTTGCCGAGCAGTATCGAAGACATGCCAACGGCGTGATCAGCGACATGATCGTTGGCAGCACCGAGATCACCGAACAGGACTTCGTTGCCATCGTCGAGGCCGGTCACCCGCCCGGGTACACCGACTTTCGGGATTTCATTCAGGGCGACTACACCTACCGTCGCGCGCTATTCCGGGCAATCCTGAATTCGCGCAATTCGGACCGCGGCTATATCGACGGTCTACGCGTCACCGTGGATGTGCCCGACATCTTCGATCGCGGCACCGCACAGATCACAGATGCGGCAGCGGGCGCGGTGATCAATTTCACGCGCAGCTTCCGTGTGCCACCAGAGGTGACCATGACTCATAAGGGTGGCACCGCTGTGGCCATCCCTCGGCTGCTCGGTGCAGTTACCACGACTGGCTTCACCGCCGTCCTCGAAAACAGTTCCGGCACGCGCGTGACCGGCTCCTTCACTTGGATTGCACAGGGGTACTAGATGCAAAACTTCACCGACATACCGTCGTCCAGAACGCTGTCCGATTCTCTGATCGAGATTCTGAACAACGACAAGACGGCCATTTCGTGCAACAGCGGCACCACCTTCCCGACGACCAACCTTCTGATCGGGATGCTGTGCTACCGCACGGACCAGTTGAAGCTCTACCAGTTGATCGGGACCAACCCGGACAACTGGCGTTTCATCATGGACTTGGCAAGCGGCATCGATACGCAGTTCGCGGCCAAACTCAACGCTGCCACCTACACGGCAGCCGATGTCCTGGCAAAGCTACTGACGGTCGATGGCGCAGGCACTGGGCTCGATGCCGACTTGCTTGATGGCCAACATGCGAGCGCCTTTGCCTCTAGCACGCACAACCACAACGCCGCCTACCTCGGCATCACCGCCAAGGCCGCGGACGCCGATAAGCTCGATGGCTATGACTCCACAGCCTTTGTGAGGTCGGTTAACGGTGCTGGACCTGATGCCGCTGGGAACGCGACGGTCAACATCGACCTGTCCAGCAGGGTCGCTAAGACCGGCGACACGATGACGGGCAATCTCGTGATGTCCGGCAGCGCGAACATTCGCTCGTCTCGGCCTGCTGATAACGCAAGGGACACCGGTTACAAGATGTCCGATGGCCAGGACCTGGGCGAGATGAATCGTAGCAATCAGTACTACGACGACCTCGCGAGCAACTGCAACGGATACGTACCCAACGGCAATTGCCAAGGCAACCCCTACTGGACACCACCGAACGGAAATTGGTGGACCTGGTACACGCTCATCGGACAGTCCGCCTGGCACAACAGCAGCTCGTATGACGGAGCCGGTGGAACGACATACGCCTACAACCCGGTTTCGGTTGGCTTTAACTACGACGGGTACTACCTGGCTGCAGATGAAATAGGCGGCGGCGAGTACCACCGCAATTACCGCAACTGCAACTGCGGCGCTTTCAACTGCGTCACGAACTGCAACTGCAATTGCAACTGCAACTGCAATTGCTAACGGAGACCATACCCATGTTTCGCCACACCGTGCCAAGCCTCTCCACACCCGTATTCGTTGAAGCGTTGATCGCGCAGCGCAGGATTTGCCTGAAGACTTACCAGGAAATTCCTGAATCGACGTATGAGTTCTTTAACCCTGAGAGCCCAACCACGATGGACACCCGGGTCGAGCGCTCGCTCAACCTTGAGGAGTTTGTCGCTCCCAAGTCGTTTCCGCCTGAAGTTTCAGGCATCTACTTTCGGCATCTTCCCTGTATGCGTCTTGAGACGCCTTATGTCGAGGGCAGCGCTCTTTCTGATCGGCTCGCTGGACGCTTCTTTCGCACCCGCAGCTACTCGATGATTGATCTAGACGACCCGGCAATCGGTTCCGTCGAGCGCAAGGACGCCGCTGTCTGGGTAATCGGTGTCGACTACGACGGCTACGCTCGCCCGGGATTCAATGCGCTCGCCTATGAGCATTCCACCAAGATGCATCCCTTGCGAGCCGCGCGACAAATCGGTGCGCCGGCATGCTTGTTCGTTTACCAACCCTTCGCCTCGGTGCCGTTCACAGAGTGCTCGATGACCCTCAAGTTCAACCAGGGTCTGGGTTTCTACTCAAACGCAGAGTCGTGGCAACCGCATGCCGACTTTGAGTACCTCGGCGATATGGCGGCAGCACTGCCGACGCTGCGTCGTGCCGATGGACAGACCGGCTTCATTCCGATCGCGCCGGATGGATGGGTGACCGTTGGTCTGGAGATGGTCGACAGCTCGGGCCAACGCATCAACCAGGACACCACCCTGCATCTCGAGGCCACTGGTGGCTATCTGCCCCAGCAGCGTGTGGGGTGTACGTCAGGCCTGGCGCAGTTACGTGTCGGCGCGCTGGGACTGTCGGACGGCGAGCATTTCCGGGTCAAGGCTGGCTTCTACAGCTACACCGGGCTCATCGATCTCCACTTCAAGGTGACGCCGTGATCCAGCCCATGGTCATCGCCCAGATGTGGGCTACCCCGGTGGCACAGCAGCAGATCGATCTTCCGGAAGCGATCCGCGAGGCCCTGATCGCGGTGCTCAAACGCAAGGATGCCGAGCGTGGCGACCTCGCCAAGCGCGCCCCTGACTTTCACGCCTTCATGAAGGACAAGGGCTTCTACGCTACTTCTCACTACAACCTGTTCGACGAAGCCGATGCGCATCCCGAGCGCGAGGCGATCCTGATGTTCGAGCGGGTGGCCTGCCTGGCCGCCCGGGAATACCTCGCACACGCGCTCGACCTGCGCGAAGCCCGAGACGTCCAACTCTCCGGGCGGTGCTTCGGCAACGTGCAGCGCACTGGTGACCGGACGCTTCCGCACTACCACCAGGGGGTGGATTTCGTCCTGGTGCATTACCTGACGGTCGGCCACGGCGCGGACGTAGAGGCCGGCTCCACGCCGCGCAACGGTCCACACGCACTGCTTCTCCTGGATCCCCGGCCTGTGCCCACCTTCCCGTACTGGGAGAAGGTTCATGCCATCCAGCCGCGCGTCGGATTGACCGTCCTGACCCCGGGCTACCTCTGGCACGAGACCAACCCGTTCCGCTTCGACGGGGACCGGGTCTGCATCGTCGTCAATTTCAACGTCATCACCAACACCTACGCCGAACTGCATCGCCCGATGCGGTTCTGAAGGAGCGCCATGCAACGCACGATCGAAGTCGTGGAGTCGACTGACACCACGGTGGTGTTCACCGTGAGCGTCTCAGACGGCGAACGGGTTCGCAGCCGCCACACGTATCACATCGCCAAGCTCGCCCACCAGACGCCGCAGGAGGCCTGCCGTCTGGCCTGTCCGGAATTGTTCGACGAAGAGGTCCAGCCATGAAGTTCACCCTAACATTGAATGGGCGCAACGGCTTCCAACGGGATGCCCTGTATGACCCGACGGACTCATCGCTGGTCTGGACGGACACCGGCGAGCCATTGGCTCTGCCGGCGGTCTTCCCGCGTCAGGACCGGAATTGGCAGCCGTTCTGGCATGTACATCACCCGACTAACCCCGGCGGCAAGTCGCGCGATATCCGGCACCTGAAGCTCCAACTCGGGCTCAAGTGCAACTACGCCTGCCAGTACTGCTCTCAGGCGCACCAGCCGCATGACCTCGATGGCCACCCGAGCGACGTCGGACCCTTCATGGATCAGTTGCAGGGGTGGTTTGCGGGCGGCACCGACGGCCGCGGCGCGGGCGTCAAGATCGAGTTCTGGGGTGGTGAGCCTTTCGTCTACTGGAAGATGCTCAAACCGCTGGGCGAGACCGTGCACGCCCGCTATCCCGCAGCGGAGTTGTCGATCGTCACCAATGGGTCCCTCCTCGATGACGAGAAGCTCGCCTGGGTCGAGGCCCTGGACATCGGGATCGGCTTGTCGCACGACGGGCCGGCGCAGGCGCACCGCGGGCCGGATCCGCTCGACGATCAGGAGACGCTCAGTAACATCAAGCGGTGGGTGTCGCGCCGGATGCCGATCAATCGCATGAGCTTCAACACGGTGCTCCATCGGCACAACGACTCGCTCAAGGCGGTGCGCATGTTCTTCGCCGACCGGCTCGATCTGCCAGTGCAGGCGGTGGTGCTGGCCACCGAGGAGATCATGCTGCCCTACGATACGTCAGGTTTGGCGCTGTCCCTGAGTGGGGACGATCACGCGCGCTACCGCCACCGGCTGTTTTGGGAATTGGCCAGCGGCTCTGCCATGGCTGTGGGCACGCTGCGCGACAAGGTTGATGAGTTCCTGCGCGCGCAGGCGCAAGGGCGCCCTTTATCTGCCCTGGGCCAGAAGTGCGGCATGGACCGCGCTGACTCGATTGCCGTGGACATGAAGGGCAATGTGATCACCTGCCAGAACATGAGCGCTTCGACCGATCACAAGATCGGCCATGTGCAGGCGTTCGAGGACATTGCACTGGATACGGCCTACCACTTCAGCACTCGAAGCGAATGCCCGCGCTGTCCGGTGGTGCAGCTTTGTAAGGGGGCCTGCCTCTTTCTGGAAGGCGATTTCTGGCGCGGTGCCTGCGAGAACTCTTTTACCCACAACTTGGCGGTGCTCGCCGCAGCCCTGTACTACCAGACTCAGGGCCTGATCCTCACGCGGATCGAAGCACCGGCCATTCGGGCTGACGGCATCAGCCAGGTAGACGTGATCAATCTGGACTTTGTGGATGAGGGGGGCGACTTCACGGCGCTCTCGGACGCTGCGCCTGCCCCGCTCTTGCCGCTACCCCAAGGGCGCAGGCCCTTCCCGATCGCTGTGGTCGCTGCCGCTTAGTTCGCCAATCTGGTTCCCACCTCGAAGTTCCCCTCACCTTGCCCGTCTGGTCGTATGCCTCGCCATACGCCAGAGCGGGCTTTTCCCATTGGAGACCCCATGACCGAAGAAGTCCACGCCTCTGCGCTTGCGCCCCTGGCGCCCGTCCAACCCATCGTTATCACCCTTCGTGAAGAAGACCTCGATGAGCTGGTCACTCGAGCGGCCGAGCGCGGCGCAGAGCGTTGCCTCGCCCACCTGGGCCTGGAAAACGGTCACGCCGCCCGCGACATCCGTGAACTGCGCGACCTCCTGGAAGCCTGGCGCGACGCCCGCCGCACCGCCTGGCACACCGTGGTCAAGCTCGCCACCACTGGCATCCTCACGGTGATCGTGGTCGGCGCCGCCATCAAGTTCAAGGTGATTGGGGGCGGCCAATGATTGAGACCTTGCTAGGGGGGCTTCTGGGCGGGGCTTTCCGCCTGGCCCCAGAAATCCTCAAGTGGCTGGATCGCCAGGGCGAGCGCACCCACGAGCTGGCCATGCAGGACAAAGCCCTGGAGTTCGAAAAGCTCCGAGGTGCCCAGCGCATGGCTGAGATCGGAGCGGCGGGTGATGCCGCCTGGAACACCGGTGCGCTCGATGCCATCAAGGAGGCGATCTCTGCCCAGGGCATCAAATCGGGAATCCGCTGGATCGATGCGCTCTCGATGAGCGTGCGGCCGGTGATCACCTACTGGTTCATGACGCTGTACTGCTCGGCCAAAACGGCCACCTTTGTGGTGGCACTCGATTCCGGCTCAGGCGTTGGTTCCGCGGTGCTCCAGGCCTGGACGCCGGCGGATCAGGCGCTATGGGCGGGCGTCCTGAACTTCTGGTTTCTGGGGCGTGTGTTTGACAGGGTGCGGCCATGACCGCGATCCCGCAGGCAGCTTTCGAGCTGGCCAAGCGGTTTGAGGGGTTCCACCAGGTGCCGCGGCAGGATCCTGGCCGGGCCCACCCCTATCTATGTCCAGCAGGGTACTGGACGATTGGGTTCGGGCATCTTTGCCAACAGAATCACCCGCCGATCAGTCTGGCTGAAGCGGAGGTATACCTGGCGCAAGACCTCGCGGTCGCTTTGGCCGCCACGCTGCGCTATTGCCCGGGGCTAGCCTTGGAGCCTGAAGGGCGTCTTGCGGCCATTGTGGATTTCACCTTCAATCTTGGAGTCGGTAGGCTTCAGACCTCCACGCTGAGGCGGCGGGTCGCTCAGTGTGACTGGGCGGCAGCGGCAGTTGAGCTCAGGCGTTGGATCTATGGTGGCGGGAAGGTTTTACAGGGCCTGGTAAACCGCAGGGTGGCAGAAGCACAGCTACTTTGCTAGGGGCACTCGGCCTTGGTTCTCCCAAAAGTTAGCCATTTTCATTGCCGGGTTCGTCTTGGGCCAGCGGCATGTCCAGCAAGCCTGGAGTGCTGAGCGGTTCGAACAACAGACCAAAACCCTAGAGCAATCCCTGCACGTGGCTCAGATCCAAACCCAGCAAGAACGTATTAACCAGAGGATCTCGACTGATTATGAAACCCAGAAATCCATATTGGCGCGCCGTGCCCCTGTGCTGCGCAATGGTGCTCTCAGCCTGTGCATCCCGGCCAGCAACGCAACCACTCCAGTGCCCGCCATTCCCGAGTCTGCCCCCAGCGCTGATGCAGCCACCGCCAACCCTGTACCTGATGCCACCCGAGATGCGGGTGCCATCGGCTGCGGGCAATTAGCCCGAGATGCGGCCGACACTACGCTCATGGTTTTGTCATTTCAGCGCTGGTATGTCGATCATGCTCATGCCACAGGATGGGAGCATCACCGTTAATCGAGTAAGTTCACAGGTAGGCCCAGCATTGAGGAAGGCAACACCGGCAAGAGAAAGGTTAACGCTGTGACGCAGCGCCCTGAAATGCCTTTGTGATGGGCTTGGTGAGATAGGTCAACACTGAACGGGATCCAGTCAAAACATCGACGTTCGCCGTCATGCCGGGTTTGAGGTCGTTCAGTTGCAGCTTGCGATTGTCCTGCTCAGTGTTGAACTTGATTTGTACGCGATAAAAAGTTTGCGCTTGCCCATTGGGTGCTTG